TCAAAAGCCGGCGCAAATTCTGTAAGTGCAAGGATGTCTTTGTTGCCTATACAATCTGTATTGTACAACTTTGTTTCATGATAGCAAGGAACTTGTAAAGGATCAGTTAAATGTTTTTCAAATGCTCGCCATTCATCTTTTCTTGCCTTAATTGGCATAGGTGTCGCAAGTGTTAAATCCCCGTGTACAAATACCGAGTCTCGTGGACAATAATTATAATAGTTACAATCATTAACATTAGGGCGTAAAACTTCAATTGATTCTCCTTTTAAAAAATCTACAAAGATTTGTAAATCTTCATTTGCTTCTTCTATTACTTGTTGTGGATAAGGACCTTTTTGAATTTTGCTTTCGTCAACCTTATCTGCAAAATTTACACAGCGTAAACTTACATCGATATCTTTAGGAATTTTGGCATTGTCTGCAACACCAACTATTACCTTTTTAAGTTGTCCCCATTCATTACTGTTCATCGAATGCCTCAGGACATATAGATTTCATTGCTTCGATTATTTCTTCAGTTGTAAATTTACCATCCTGTATTCTTTTACTATCTAAATCATAACCGCAATTAGGACAAATATTATGCTCCATCAAATACCTCCATTGAAGGTAGATAAGGATAATCTTCACTAGTCCATAACTTATCTGCTTGTACAGTTTTTAATTTTTCTATACCAAGTTCAGCAGTTTCAGGAGTCATGTAATAGTGATATCCTATTTGTTTAATATTTTGTTCTACCCACGGCTTATCATCAGTTCTTCCGTCATATGACATTTGTTTAAGTGTTTTGTAATCTTGTATTGTAGGACACAGTATTGCTCCGCCTCTACCTAAACTAAGCATTTTCTTGTGTTGAAAACTTAGACACATTAATTGTCCTGTTATGTAACTATTTCTAGCAAAGTTTACTGCACCGTCTATAATTCTTGTACCACCAATGAAATAGTATTCGCTCCAATCAACATTTACAAAACTCCAATGCATATCTAGTTTCATAAGAGTAAACGGAATACTAATGTAAGTTCTAGTAGGAATAGTTAATTTGACTGTTGGATTATCGTATCTTAGTGAAAGTTCTATAGCATGTGTACAACTATCTGTTGCTACTGCATACGGTGCATCATAATAGTCTGCTATCTGTTTTTCGAACTCTTTGACTGTTTCAAACATGCAAGTATTTATATGCGCAGTTAATAAGTATATACAAGGAAGAATTATGACGAGAAAATTTCCAAAATAAGGAATATATACAGAGATATATGAGTTTTTCACTAATACCATTTGAAAACATAACTAAGTTCGGACAAAAAACAATGCTGGACGAACCGTTGTTTAATGTCAGTTGGATACTTGGTCGCTTCTGTAATTACAGTTGTAGTTACTGTTGGCCGTACGCAAACTCGAATGTTCCAGATCATCAAGATTTTGAAGTATATACAACTGCAATTGATGAAATTAAACGCCAAGCAAGAGCAAATGGATTTACTGAATTTCATTTTAGTTTTAGTGGAGGTGAACCAACAGCATATAAAAAGTTTGGTGATCTAGTTGAATACTATGCAAATGACTATGAGGCTAAGTATCAAAGTATACATCTTACAACCAATTTGAGTCCAGGAGAGAAATGGTGGGGAAGATTTATAGATAATACAAGTCACCTAACACGTCGTAGTATCACTGCAAGTTATCACGCAGAATTTGCAAACGAAAAAGACTTTGGAGATAGATGCGTACAGCTCATTGAAGGAGGAGTATTTGTTACAATTAATCAAGTTATGGTTCCTGAACACTTTGAAGAATATTATGAACGTTGTAGTAGATTCGCAGACAAAGGAATTAACGTCACTCTTAAACCGCAGTCCGATCCTACCGCGTCTAGAATAGTTGATGGTTACACCGATCAGCAAATTGATCAATTACAAACAGGCTTTCCGCAAAATTGGAAAGGTGAACAAATCATGCAAATGTATTTAGAAGATGCCAAAGGAAACGATTACGGATTGGATCAAGCAGAAAGAATGAATGCATTTGGATTCAATAAATTCAAAAATTGGACTTGTAATGCAGGGTATCAAAGTTGCATTATAAGGGGGGTTGAAGTGAAAAGAGCATATAGTTGTGCGGATGAGCCTTTAGGCACGCTTACAGACGGTTTTACGCTGTTTAAAGCACCATCTAAATGCATTACTAGCTCTTGCGTAAGCAGTGCAGACAGCAAAATACCAAAGGTGCTACATGAAGGTTGAATTGGAAGACGTTAAATTTTGGATGGATGCAATTCGGAATAGCGAAGACCGCGACCGTACACTTGAAAGTTTCTGGGGCGGCCAATTGAAATCTAAAGAATGGTTAGTTGAAACATTACAAAAACACAATCATGTTTCTAATGTTAGTTGTATCATATTTGGTGGTTGGAACGGTGTACTAGCAAATATGTTATTCAATAGCACAATAGGATTTAAACATATTACAAGTGTTGATATTGATCCTAAGTGTGTAGAAATAGCAAACACAATAAACAAACGTTATGAGATGCAAGGAAAATTTACAGCAGTTACAGCCGACATGTGTGAATATGAATATACTGAGCAACCTTACATGGTCATTAACACAAGTTGCGAGCATCTTACACAACAACAGTATAATAAATGGGCAAAACGTGTACCAAGGAGTACAGACGTAGTTTTACAATCTAATAATTATTTTGAACTAGACGAACATGTAAACTGTTCTAACAGTCTTAGTAGTTTTTATAATAAATCTAAACTGAAATCTATTGTAGTAAAAGATGAATTAGAGTTACCTAAGTATACACGTTATATGTTGATAGGAAGATTTTAATGTTTGAATTTTCAAATCTTAAAACAATACATATTGAGCTTACAACAAATTGTCAAGCCAAGTGTCCTATGTGTTCACGTAATATACATAGTGGTATTGAAAACCCATTACTTAAAATTGTTGGTTGGACACTAGAAGATTTTAAAACTATCATAAACAAGGAAGTACTAGAAACAGTCAACCGTATCTACTTTTGCGGAAACTTTGGCGATCCTTTACTTAATGACAACCTTATTGAAATGTGCAAGTACGCAAAAGAAACAAGTCCTAAAACTGCAATAGGAATTCACACAAACGGAAGTTTAAGAAACACAAAATGGTGGACTGAACTAGCACAGTCTTTACCACAAGATCATTGTGTGTATTTTGCACTTGACGGTTTAGAAGATACCCATAAATTATATAGGGTTGGCACTGATTGGAATAAGATTATTGAAAATGCAAAAACATTTATTAAAGCAGGCGGCCGTGCTAACTGGACCTATATTAAATTTAAACACAACGAGCACCAAGTAGAAGAATGTAGAAAGATTGCAAAGGAAGTAGGCTTTCAAGATTTCACAGTTAAAAACACATCAAGATTTTTAGTTGAACCTAAATATGATGTGTGGGACAAAAATAGAATACCTATATACAGTTTAGAAGCACCCTCTGATACTGAGACACATTTTTTACCTAAAGAAGTAATTAATGATTATAAGTCAGTGTTAAATGAAGCAGAGATAGATTGCCATGTGCAGAAGATTAAAGAAATTTACATTGACGGATTTAAAACTGTATTACCTTGTTGTTGGTTAGCACAAACTCCAATGACATTTTATGATCCTGATCATATTTGTGAAGATGTGGTAGACATGCTGCGTAACCAATACAAAAAAATGATAAAAGACTTCGGCGGCATACACAATCTTGATGCAACAAAAGGAATAAAAAATATTATAAATTCTGATGTATGGCAAAACATATGGAAGAAAAAATGGAACGAAGATAAAATGCTAATGTGTGCAAGAACATGTGGCAAGTTTAAAACTTTTGATATTTCACAACCACAAGATCAATTCATAGAAAGAGAAATGTTATAATGACTTGGTACTACGACAAAGAAGATACTAGACTAGGTAAGTTCCAACGAGAACTTGCAGAAGCGTCTACGGAATCATTTTG